TATCTGTTCCTTCAGGTGTATTATCATGTCCACATTTATGACATATGAATAAATCATCACCACCATCTTTTATTTTCCAAGTCCAACCACAACTATCACAAACTATACTATCACCTACAACTTTTTCAAAAACTATTTTAGGTTCTCTAGCACTATTAGGTGTAAAGTTTTTACCTTTCATTATAGTAGTCGCTACAGTTTGATTGTTTTTAATTTTTGAAAGTGGAATATTAATATTTGTTGGGTTAGGCTTTGATTTTGTTTTATTAAGATCAGATGCAACAGCATTATTATATTGTAAATCTATTTCAAGTTCATCATTAGCTTCAGAATCTTGTTTTAGATGTTGAAAAAATAATTCAATATCATTAGCGCTAATATTTCTTTCTTTTGCTCTATCTTTAACATGTTTAGATATGACTATATCAGTATCATCTAATACTCCTGTTGTATCTATATCTAAGTCTTCATTATCTATTTCTTCTTCAACCCAGGTTGTTATTTCTTCTCCCTCAGACATTGGGTTAAGTATATTAAATACTTTGTCTTGATCTTTAGATTCTAATTCGTCTGGTAAGTATGTAGATAATAGTTCTTTATCAGCTAATGTTTGTCTAGCTTCTGTTCCACTTATACCACTAATGTCATTAGGAGTAACAATATTAATTACTTCTAAATTACTACGAGTACTAGGTGCTTTTGAATGTTTTTCAAAGTTTTTAAAATCTTCTTCATTACCTTGTCTAGAACCTAAAAACCATTTAACATCTTCAAATGGATGTTCTTTAGTATATCTATAAATTGAAGATAATGGACTAGATGAAGCTACAATTTCAATATCGCCTGGTAAGTAATTTTTATATATATTCCAAATAGCTAATGATTGATCTTGAGTAATATCTGATCTACCACCTCCTGTTCCAACAAATATAATAAATTTATTTAGGTTAGGGTGTGTTTCTATAGCTTGTTTTACTACTTCAAAATGACCCTTAGTAGGTGGTTGAAATCCACCTCCAAATAAACCTACAGTTGATCCTTCACTTAAAGAATCAACCTCAGTTAAAAATGGTAATATAAGTGATTTAACTAATGAGTTCATTTAATAAAATTATTAACAACAGTAGGTAATTGTTTACTATCTATAGGATTCAATTTAGATTGAATATCCCCGTAAGTATTAGCTATTTTATCAATATTTTGATAAAGTTGTTGTTTTGTTTTTTCTCTTGACTTTTCTCGTTTAGCTTTTTCTTCAGGTGATAACTCAGTATCATCTTTTCTAAATGATGAAGTAAATTGACCTGTAGATAATAAGTTATCAAAATATTCTTTTAGAGTACCATCTTGATATGCTTTCTCAAAGTTAGCAATTTCTGCTTCTTCTTCTGGGCCTGATGGTGTATTTACTAAAATAAAATTATCTCCAAATATATTTTTATACTCATCTAATAAATTATAAACATTAGCCCAAGTACCTAAAACACCAGCAGCTGGTACTTTACGTTCACGTTTATAGTTTCTTAAAAATGATACTATTGGATGAGCATAAACCATTATCATCATTGTATCATATCCACCTTCATTTAACATGTCTAATGTTGGTTGAAGAGTAGATAGATTAGATGCTGTGGTATCGTAAATTAAATTACGTTTAGCCGCTATAGCGTTAGGTAAGTCTTGTTTTCTTATTTGAGATGAGGCAGCAGATAAATTACCAAACATTGGTGAATCTTTATCTTCTACATATTTGTCTGCATTTAAGTTTTCAAATCCCTTTAATTGAGAATCAATTGTTTTTAGGATTGTTGATTTACCTACTGATGCTCCTCCAGCCATTATTATGGCTTTTGGTTTAGTTTGTACTTCTTTTAGTAAGTCAGTTAGTTTTATCATCTTGCTAAATATAATAAAGAGATTTGGCGAAGCCAAACCTTTATCATAAATATTACAAGTCTTCTCGTTTTGCGGTAGTTCTAAACGACTCAAACACAGGTGCCGATTTAGGATTCTCAAGATCAAATAACTTACGTACCGTTTTAAATATTTCTAAATTTTCTTCAAATGTACGTTCCGATTCAGCTATTTCCCATCCTTTACCTTGCATTTTCTCTTTACTAGCCTTACGTTTAGATGATTTCAACCATAACACAGCAGCGTGATCAGCTTCTAAACCATAACATTCTTTGTAACATTGTTTATAAACAGCTGTTTGTAATTCATATACTGTTTGTAAATGGTTAGATGTTTTAAAGTCAATAATCCATAACTCACCATCAATTTCACAAACTAAGTCACATGTACCCGCTACTTTCAATTCATCTGAGAATAAATGTACTTCTGTTTCTATTAGTTTAGGTTTGTATGTTTCCCAAAAGTCTACAAAACGTAAGAACATAATCCATACTTCAGGATTATATTGTGGTACACCATATGAACTTAAAAATGTTAATTCTTCACCGTTTAAGTATTCCTCAATCATTTCATGAACTTGAGTACCATCTTCAGCTGCTTTTTTAACAATATATTCTGAGGCGTAACCTACTTTCTTTAACCAATCTTCAAAATGTTTACCTTTAGGATATGTTCCTAATACATAAGTAACAGATGGATAATAATCACTATTTCTTCTATAATATCTAGAATCTGGTAGTGTTATTTGTTTATGGTCATCAGAAATTTCTAATATACGTTTATACGAGTGCTTTATTTTGCTCATACTAATTGGAGTTTTTTCTCAAATAGACTTGAGAATGTTAATGGAACAGTATGTTGAATTAGATTTGTAAAATTTTCAAATCCCATTTCACCAGGATCTTTATCTTGCATATCTACCAAATATACCTCTTTACCTTCATTGATTAGCTCTTCACAGAATGATAGAGCTTGTTTAATAGCGTCTTTATCTAACGCTATATATATTTTTTGTACTTTAGATGTAACTAATTTTTTTCTTAAGTTTTGTTGGATATTTTTACCTAACAGTGGGATAACATTGCGTTTAATAGCTAGTGCATCAAATGGTCCCTCACATAATATAATTGGTATATTCCAATTAATAAACAACTCAAACGGTATTATATCACGAGATACATCTGGGTTTTTATATTTTATAGATGAGTTTTTATCAAAACTACGAGCGGTAAAATAATTTAAGATTCCATCTTTATCATATGATGGTATTACAATACAGTTGTTATACTTGCCAGATTCACAATAACCTATATTATATTTAATAATGTCGTCAGGTGTAACTTGTCTGCGTTTTAAATAGCTGATTGCGTGCTTATATGCAATGCTATTATATTGGGTTGACAGTGGTTTAAATTCTTTAGGTAATTCTACTTTTTTCTCAACTACTACTGTTTCTACACCTGATGTGTATTTTACTAATGATTTTAATTCATTTATCTTTTCAGCGGTTGCTTCTATTAACTTAAATAGTTTAACTAAGCTTTTACCTCTTTTATCACAAACCCAACAATGCCATGGATGTTCACCTTTTTCGTTTTCAGATAAATTAACTTCAAGTTTAGGTTTATGATGATTACAGAATGGACAATGATAAGCGAAATTATCTTTAGAGGTTTTTTTACCATTACCTAATACTGAATTTAGTGTAGCTACTAAAGCTTGATTTACCATACTTACAATATATCAATAGGACTTGGGGTTGCCAAATCTTTCTTAAAATATCGTCCTTGTATATTATCATTATAGCTATTTGTTTCTAAGCAGATTGTTGTAAATTGGTACTTAGCTTCAAGATATGATAGATGTTTTGATGTCCATGCTAAATCTAATATTTCTCTATAGAATTTATCTTCACCTAAACGTGTCACATCTTCTAATAATGGTTTACAACTACCCCAATATGTTTTCCAATCTGATTCAGCATATGATACTTCTTTAGTTTTCTTACGACCAGGACCAGTTTGTTCAGCCATAGCTTTCTTACCTATTTTTTTAGTCTTTTTATGTTGTAGGAATTTTTTACCGATGTATATTCTACCATCAATAGTATTAGAAATAAGATAAACAAATCCAAATGGAGTTTGTTCACCAAAATCTTCTATATTTTCAATTTTATTACCTTTATCATAAATATTACAAGTCTTCTCGTTTTGCGGTAGTTCTAAACGACTCAAACACAGGTGTCGATTTAGGATTCTCAAGATCA